TGTGGAAGTTGGATGGTGTCGTTCAGGCTGTTAAATTCCCTGAAGATTGTTTGAGTAAACAAATGCAACTCACCCTGAGATGGATTAGGGTAAACATAGATAGTACCCAACAACTCTGAGGGTTGGTAGTAAATGCCTTTAGCCCAAGGGCCGTTCAACTGCTTAATACCAATAGATTCGTATTCTTCAAGGCTAAAGATCGTCAAAGGATAGTCTAAATAACCACCCGCAATGTTTGAGCCGCCTTGCATGGTAGCCACACGAACAAAGCCTGACTCAATCGTCAAGGGACGCTCATAGTAGGCTGTAATCGTTGTGCTAGAGGCTGTTTGGCTTGGGCTGACAGTGTATGTGCCGCCTTCGTTAACATCGCCACCAGCGCCTGTTTTAAACGCCACAATGCGAGTGCCTGATGTGATGCCCGTGCCACTTAAAGTCATGCCAATGTTAATGCCACCCGCAGTTACTCCATTAGCAGGGACAGTCAAAGTATCACCCGCAATTGAGCCTGTAAAAGTAGCGCCCATCTGACCACTTGGGCCAATAGTGTATTGAACTTGATTTTGGGTTGTTTTGAAGATGATCTCTGATCGGTAGAAAACCATCATGTTTTCATTTGACCATTGGGCGCACATATCATTGAGCATATCTAGAGCATCTTGCGCCTCATCAGCCGTTGGCACTTCACCAGCGGCAATAGCGCCAATGTCTTTCATGGCTCTGGTGATAATGTCAATCGGCTGAGTCATTTTCTATCCTTGTTCAGGCAGTTTAGCGGCTTCTTATGCGGCTTGGTATGCAGCAATCACTTCAGCAGTGTGAATAGATGCGGCAATGGCTTGCACTTTGGCATCTTCACCACTGTAGTCAGCACCAGGCACGACAACGTGACGATGAAATTTGCTACTGATTTCCATGCCATCTTCTTTGATAACAGTTTTGGTGCGAACTTGGATTGTGCCGTTCTCAACAACTTCAATCAGATCGACAACTTCAATTTTTTCGAGAGCCATGATATTTCCTTTACTTTGGATACTTTGCTTTTACAGCCAAACACTTGTCGATGTAATCTTGAATTTGTTCTTGATCACCTTTAACAATACCATCAAGATATTCTTTAAAATCAGGATATTCTAAAGATCGTTGTCTTTTTATCTCTAAAGCTAAAAACTCTTGCTCTAATTCTGCAAGTTTAGCTTCTACTTCTAACTTTGTCGGCTTTGATTGTTTGTCATCAAGCCAAACCAAATCATCATAATTGTCTGTTTCTAACGTCCAAAGTGCGCCAGCTTTAAGGGTATGAATTGCGGCTCGTATGTTCATAGTCTTTCCCATTTAGTATTTGCATAGGGAGAATTTAAAGTTCCACTCATTGTTGTGTGAGTGATAGAAGTTGAAACTACATACACATTACGATTTGTAGCACTTGCCGTCAAAGTAAATGTAACTACGCCATATCCACCAGAAGTGGAAACCGCAGTTGTTATATCTGTCAATTGGCCCGTAACAGTGTTTGATCCTGTTATCAAAGTAACAACGGGGTTTGTTGCATTAACATAGTTAATTACATAAGTTCTAGTTCCTGAACCGCCACCAGCAGTGTTTGTTGAACCAGCTACATTGATGGAAACTAATGCTGATCCATTAGTACCTTGAAAGGTCAATTTTCCAAAATTCTTTGTTGCTACTCCTGTCCAATCGTATGACAATGTGTCGTTAATTGTTGCTGGAGACAATGAAATTTGTGGTGCGTATTGGGGGCTAATTGTTTTTACATAGCAAGTGCTGTTATCAATTGATAATGGAGTTGCACCGCCATCGGGATAAATATAAAACGTGTTATTTGTAGAAGTTGCATCTAATGTTCCTTGCGCTGATGTAGCTTCAACATAAGCCGTAAAGAAGTTCATTGATGAATTACTCATCAAAATAGCTTCTGTAACGCAGTTCATAATTTGAACTTTGTCAAATACGCAACCAACTGTAGCCTTCATGTCTACGCCACGATTTGAGCCATTTAAAACTACATTAGAAAAATAATTTGAATTAGCGCCATCTCCAGTTGTTCCCAAAACCAAACTGACCGATGATGCAGAAGTTGCGCCAAGATCAAAAGAATAACTGTTGGACAAATGGTTATAGTAATTTGCAACCGCTGGTGTTGTTTTGCCAAACTTGAAACCTGTGCAACCACCACCGCCTGTTCTTTCATTCATAATCGCTTGCAAACGATCAAAAACGCAGTTTCTAGCAGTTGAAAAATCAAAAATAACTGTTGCAGATGATTTGGCTATTACGCCAAATCCTTTCATTTGAGCAGCGTCACACAATGTTCCTGTCGTTGTCTGAAAGCAAGGTGATGCTGCGGCATACGAATTAATTGAAACACAATCATATCCAGCACCATAAAGAATTTTGCCACTTGCCAATGTGATGGTGGAATTTAAGCGGTATGTTCCATTTGGAATGTAAACAACACTGGATGCTGCCAAGGCCGCAGTAAATGCGGCTGCGCTATCTGTTGCGCCCGTTTTATCAGCGCCAAAGTCCAGCACGTTGGCTGGAGCGCCAGTTATCATTGAATACGATGCTTTGGTCAGCGACATAATTAATCCTTAGACGCTGTAACAGCCGCTAAATTGAAATTGCGAATTGTTTCCAAATATGGCATTTGTTCCTTCAGTTGTTCCAGCCACAACCAAACTACCTACATTGATTACAGAACCGCCATTAGATACTGACGCAAAGAAAGATGAAACCGCAGTGGCGCTTGCATAAAAACTACCAACAGAAATTGCACAAACTCCACCGCTTGCGTTTGCAAATGGCAAACCAGATATTTGTGCTGTAGAACCCGACCCAATAGCAGTAATTACAAGAATTCCACGGACAAAAACCATTCTTCCAACTTTGGTGTATGAACCGCTTTGAGTGCCGTATGTAGTGCTACCGCCTAATGATGGTGTCCAAGTACCTTCTTCATAGTCAGCAAACAATTCACTTGTGCCTGTGCCTGGTGTGGCTGAAAAATCAACGCCCTGACCATTTGCAACAATAACATTGCCACTAGACAAAGTAAGTTGAGTTGCACTAATTGCACGGCCCGCTGTCAAATCAGAAACAGCCACTTTAACTGTTGAGCCAGATTGAACAATTGGCAATACTTCAGTGCCAGCAAGCGGTGTGGTTGCGCCAGTTAGCGCTGAAATCTTTTTATCTGCCATGATTTATCCAATCAATTAAACATTACTTCAATAAGAGAAGTGAGAGGTGGTGCTTCGGAAAACGTAAGCGTTGTGCTACTAATAGTGTATGTATTCTTGTTTTGATATACGCCATTAATATAAACAAATGTGTAATTCTCACCCAATGATGAAGAACTTAACGTAAATACAGTTTGTGATCCCGTACCCGTAAAGTTCTGCACTTGGAAATCCGCTGCGCCAATTCCACTAATATTGTCATAAGTAGCAATTAAAGTGTTTGCGGATGTAGTTAATACAAATTTATAAAATCCTGTTGTAAGCCAAATTTCACCGCCTGGCACTCGCCCCGATGAATCCAAAATAATTGGATTGGTATGAGCAATGTTTCCCGCAAAAGTAGTGTAAGTTGTTTTTGGTGTAGATGATCCAGCAATGTAAGTATTGAGTTTTCCACCCGCCAAAACTGTGCCATCGTTATTGAAGAATTGCCATCCTGCGCCACCAATTGGGGATAAATAAACAGCCATTTAGGTCACTCCAAAACAATTTTGCTGCCATCTTCTTGCAAGATAGCAAATCCATCTTCTTGCAAAAGATCGCCAAAAACACGGGCATCGCCAAACGTACACATAAAGCGATACGCTCTGATGCCTAATCCCCTAATCATAAGCCTACACCCGCAATTACTTCGAAAGCATTAGCAGTGTCAGATTTAATCCACATATTAGGGGGCAAAGTGAACACTTCAACAGTTTGAGGAAACATCCCGATCACGTTCTGTGATGGGCTTCCCGCTGTGGGAGTTGTAACAGTTCCAACAGAAACGGCCGCACCAGTTGGATCAGCGGGTTTGTAACCAAAATAAGCTGTATTAGTGGATAGATTGCGGATGCGGTAAGAAATGGCGTTGGCATTATCTTGGGTCTTGATTTGAACATCAGATGTCGTAACAAGATATGTCTGCCCTCTAGGGGTAAATGCGTTCACAGTTGACATTTTTATTCCTCAATAGGTTCAACAAATTATATGCTCTAAAAGAAAAAAAGCCACCCCTTTTGAGGGTGACTCTTTTACTTATTTCAAGCCATTTTAAGGCAAGAAAGTCAGGTCATAACCATAAATGAACACGTCAGCGGTAGCTGCTGCGCCCTGAACAGTAGTACAACGAATGTAAAGGGGTGTGCTAGAAACAACATCGGTTGATGTCGCTGCGGTCACAACTACTTTAGCAGATGAAGTGTTGCCTGACAAAGCATAAGCAGATTTAACTGTTGTGCCTGTTGCGCCAGCGCCTGTGTACACTGCCAATTGTGCGCTTGACAAGCTGACGCTTGCGTTTGCAACAATAATGCTTTGTACGCTGACGTTACCAGCCACCAAAATGGGGGCGATAGTGTCGGCAACTGCGTTTAAGTTAACACCTTGTGCAGAGGCGATCAAGCGTAAAGCCTGATTGGTTGCCAAATTGCTTGGGTGATTGGTTACTGTGGTTGCTGCGCCTGGATTAGCCATGATGCGTTTCCTTTCTTAGTTAATTAAGCTGCAACTCGGCAAGCGAGTTCAGGATACAGAGGGGCCCAACCATACAACACATCAACACGGGTAGGAATTGAATCGTTGTTAATTGTATATTGGCGAATCACACGCATGGAAAGTCCCAACTCTTTGTCAGAGGCACGACCAGCAAAGACGACCCCGTCAGGCAGCTCGAGATCAGCCGTACAAAGCGTGTAAGCATTGCGGTGCATAACAATGTTCTGTGGAGAGACAGTGCCAGTGTTGTTGAAAGGAGTCACAACAGCCGTTGCGCTTGTAGAAGTCACAGTCACGTTTTGGAACTGACCACCAGTGATGACAGCGGGGCTGACAGTCAC